TTTAGTTTGTTTTCCTGTTGTTGTGTTTCCAAGAAGTCAATTACTTTGTTAAATTCTGTTTTCATAGTTTTAATTGTTTCGTTAATAATTATATGCAAATATAAATACTATTTTAATAACTACAATACTTTTTAACAATTATTTTTAATTTATTTTTAAAATCCTTGTGTTTATTGGGTTTTCTGAATAGAAAAAAGTGTAATTTATATTCATTCTAAATAAGTAAAACACTTAATTAAGGTGAATTTTACTTAATAATGTATTATTATACAGGTAAAACCCTTAAAATCTTTGCTATTATTAAGGTTATAACCATAAAAAGTCCAATTTATTAATTAAAAAACGGGACAATTAATCGGAATTAAACCGTTTATTGTAACAATTTGTGACAAAAAAAAACAGCTGCGTGCTGGGGAGCTTACAACTGTTTTCTTTTTTTTTAACTATGAATGACAAATATACTATAAATTATTTAATCAAACTAAAAAATATGCGTTAATCTTGCAATTTGTCCAAATTCTTTGTGATGTATGTAACCTTCAACCGCTTTTGGAACGCCTGTATATCCGTTTTTATGATGCCAACTGTCTGAACCTGAAGGAGAACGTAACGTTTCAAATGTTACTCCTATAAAATCTTTGCTTGTTTTATGGTGAATATGGTGCGAATAAATATATCGGTGTTTAGTTTTGCTCCAAAGTATTGGAAATTCAGTTGCTAACAATAACGGTAAGTGTTCGATTTTCGCTCCGTCACCGTGTGTCGTTCCTATTAAATTACTTCCGTACCTAAACGCTTTTCGGTGTTTTAAATCTACGTTAAAACGAATACTTGACTTGCTAAAGTGCGCTTCTATTAACTGCATTAAAAAGAAACCGTGTGTTAAATCGTGATTTGAAGGATTGTAAACAACTTCGACTTCTGCGAAACTTATTAATTGTTCTAAAAGTTCAATATATAGATTTTTAGCCATTAAAAAATTGTCGTACCACATTCCGTCCGTGTCTTGTGGTGTTCCATTTGTTGTAGTTCGCCTTGTGTTGTCGGTGTGTAAAATATCGTTTCCTGCAACAAATAATACTTTGTCTATATAAAACCCTTTAGCTTTGTTTAGGATGCCTTGTAGTCCGTCTTTTGCACGTTTAACGGCTATCTGTGAATTATATTCTTCGCCTGTTTCAAATGCTGTTGCTAATTTTCCGATATGTAAATCCGCAATATCAATTACAAGTAAATGTCCGTCTGTATCAATATCATATTTTATTGCTGTATCAGTATATTTTGGTGCGTATTTTTTTACTTCTTTTATACATTCGTCTTTTATTTGTTGAATTGCGTTTAGTTCTTCAGCTTTAAAGTTTGGGTTTTTAAAGAATAAACTTGCTTGTTTAGTTTTTAGCCATCCGTGTTTTACGTCTTTGTCGTCAACTCCAGCTTCATCTGTTGCATTTTTTATTCCCCTGTACTGCATAAGTATTTCAATCTCGTCTTGTTTTAAACGAAACCTTGCGCTGTTATTTGCCATAAAAATTTAGATTAATGATTTTTTTGCATACTTCCATAAGTACGAAAGTAGTAAACCTATTCCAACACCTACAAAAAGTAAGTTAAGGTTTCCTTTAGGCCTGTTCTTTTTACCTTCAGCTCGTGCTTGTGCTTTTTCAACTACCTTGTCTTTGTAAATAGTTTTTATCTTTATTTTGTATTCACGTTTTAATTGTATTCGTGTTTTTGGAACGTAAACATTTTTGTATTGTATAACCGTATCTTTAGTGCTTATAAACTTTTCCCAAACTATTGTGTCGTTTACAATAACCGGAATACTATCTAAAGTTGTAATACGAATTGTGTCGCCTGTTTCTTCACAAACGTAACCTTTTTTAATTGCTTTGTTCAAATGGTATTGAGCCGAACACGAATAAAGTAAAATGCTAATAATTAGAATAAATAGTTTTCCCATTTTTTTTGGTTGCTTTTAATACTTGTTTACGATTTTTAGAACTATAACTAACGTGAACCCAAGACGGATTCTCATCGTTTCCAAACTCCCAAATTAATTGGTCGAACTCTAACTTGTCTTTTATAAAATTAAAACCTTTTGCGCCTATTTGTAAGTCCATTGCTTCACCTTTTGTATGTTGGCTTCCAATTGCCCCCTTAATCATTTTATTCAATTGTACTGAACGATAGGCAGAACTAATTTGTATTGGTGTGTTTAAGTGAATTCTTAAAGGTTCAAAAACATTTTCACACAAAAGTTTTGCGGACGCAATTTGCGACTCGTTCATTTGGTTGTTTATTCCGTGTGTTGTTGCAGTCGCTGAATCTTGAAATTCTGCTAAAGTAACGTGTTTTGATAAATTCATTTTAGTTTGTTTATGCCGTTCTTAACATCAATAGCACGGGTTAGAAGTAACTTTGCACTTTGGAACAAATCGATTGATTTTACAGCTTTAAAGTTCTCATTAATGGACATTATTTCGATTGAAGCAAGTACCAACGCTAACACTTTTGTAAGCATTAAAGGAACGGAAAAGAACGTTAAAATTATGTCGTTTAAAATATAGTAATCTATTAAGTAAAACATTATAACTGTTAACTCGTATAAAAGTAATTTAGAAACTATTGCCGAAAGTTTGCGTGACGTTATTTCTTGTTTTAGGTGTTTAGCTTTCCAAATGCCTGTAGCTGTGTCCGACAATATCAACGCAAATAAAAGTCCAAGTATTCCGCTAATAGGTAAAAAAAACGAAAAGCAAATAGTTAATAGTTTCAATGCGGAATTTTTAATTGTGTAAAGTAATAAATATAATTGTAGTCTCATAATCCTAAATCTTCAAGTGCTTCGGTTAAACTAAAAGTTAAGTAAAAAAACAAAGTAACACCCGCCAAATTAATGTAGGGTTCTGTTCCTTGCAACATTAAAGAAAACGAAGTTAAAAAACCCGCTATAAAATAAGCAGTTGCTAAATAGTTACTTTTCATCTATTCTCCTTTAAGAGATTGTAACTCAGCATACAAGGCTAAGAGCTGTGCTTCTTTCTCTTGTATTAGTTCTTCGTTTGTTTTTTCAATAACATCTACAAGTTCTTCAATGTATTGCCCTTGCTCGTTGTAATACCCTATTAATTGTTTCATCTTAATTTATTTAAATTGTATGTATTCGGACAGCTCGGACTGACCTACCAAAGTTTTTTGTTGCTGTGTTATCAAAAGTTGCAAAGCTAAAAGTAAGATTCCACGCAGTAGAAGCCCCATTCTCCGTAGAACTCCAATAACCTGTTGCACCTAAAGCCGTAACTCCTGTAATTCTATTAATAATAGCCGCTGAATTATAACACATGTTTAACTCCCAGGCTGATGGTAGATACCAATCACTAAAACCACCACCTGCAAAAAGTCTTGCAAGTCCTGCTGCATAAGCTGTAGTTGCAGAAGCTCCTGTTTGTGCTATAATTGCATTAGTATTTATAAGACCGTCAGAAAAACTTTGAGCACCAGCACCAGGTACTGAAGTATTTTGAAATGCAGCCGTAGTCCAAATAATACCTGTAGATAAATTAGTCAAACTTACAACAAGAGCTTTATTTACTCCACTTTGATTAAATACTGCTGCTACTACACCACCACCAATCAAATCCCCTATCTGTGTACCACCACCGCCACCGCCTGAAGAATTTATTGTTACTATTCCTGTACCACCTGCAGGTGATATTGTAACATTTGTTCCTGCAACAATTTGTGTAACTGCTCCTGCTGCACCTGAAGCGGTTATTGTTTGATTAGGAAAAGTTCCTGTAATACTTATGTTCGTTCCTGCCACTAAACTTGGAGTAGCAGTTCCTGTACCACCATTCGCTACTGCTACAATGCCTGTAACGTTACTTGCAGTTCCTGTTGTGTTTTGGTTAAGTGTAGGAATATCTGCGCCTACAATAGCTCTAAATGTCGGTACTCCTGAACTTCCATTTGGTGCGGCTAAAATATTATTTGCAGTCTTTGAAGCATACGGATTTTGAGTGTCTCCATAATTTGAAGCTAAACTAATAACAGGTGTTGTCGTTCCTGTTGCGACTACAGGTGTTGTTGCTGAAACTGAAGATACGCCACCGGTTATTACTAAATCTCCACTACCTAAAATCGAATTACTATTTATCGTTTTTATGTTTGTGCCACTTATTAAAGTGTCTTGCTTTGAAGACAAAATATTTGCACCTGTAACCGACTTTGTTACATAACCACCTACACCGTTACTTTCACTAATTTCTATTAAATCAGTATTTGCTATTGCTGAACCTTTTGGGGTTAATTGACTAATTTTAATATCTGCCATTTTATATTTTTTTTTATTGTGTTACTCTGTTGTCGTTATTTTCTGTTATTCTTTGTTCGCTTATTTCTGTTATTCTATTTATGTTTGAATAATTACCTGCTGTAATTATATTACTTGGTGCGCCGTCACTACCTAAAGCATTTGTTGCAGTTATTAAGCATTGAATGTTAGCAAGAGAATCAGCTAAAATCAATGAGTATGTTGATAAATTTGCATTAATTATAGGCAAACCGTTTCTTGTCCATTGATAAGAAAAAGTAGGCAATGGATTACCTGTCCAAGTTCCTGTTGTTGATGAAAGTACACTTCCAAGTGTTGTTGTTCCACTAATAACAGGTGCAATAGTATTAGCAGGTGCTGAATATGTTTGTGCTGTTATAATATTTGAAGTTGCCGACGCGCTTCCTAAAGTATTTGTTGCAGTTACTACACAAGTTATATTTTGTGCTGAATCACCAACTACTAAAGTATATGTTGAATTTGTTGCGCTTGTTATATTTGTTACACCCCTTCGCCATTGGTAAGCAAAAGTTGGTGTAGGTATTCCTATCCACGTTCCTGTAGTTGATGAAAGTACACTACCTAAAGACGTAGCGCCACTTATTACAGGTGCAATAGTGTTAGCAGGAAAAATAGGTACTATTGGATTTACTACACCGTCAATTACTCCAATTCCTTGAGCGTGTAAACTTCCGTTACAACACTTTATTGAATAGCTTTTTCCGTCTTTACATAGACAACCACGTTGACCGCCTTTAGGACTTGTTCTTGACGGTAAAGAACCCCAACTACTTCCCATTTTTTATAGTGTTTAGGTAAGTCTTTAACTTTACGATATTAACTTCCTTTGGTTTGTATGTTCTTAAATGTACCATCCAGTGTAATTATTGTTTGTGTCCGGAAACATATCACTTGTTGAATTCGTGTTGTATTCAGGAAACAAACTTGTGTTGTTGCTTATGTAGTCAATAAAACGTTGTGTGTAGTGTTGTGCTATTTGTGTTTCTTTTTCAATTAAAAAGTCTATTTCGTTTTTTTCTACGCTTGTGCTATTTTCGGAATTGTGTTTGTAAACACCTTTGTTTGAAATCGTGTAAGCTGCGAACGGCAAATAATACTTCATTGCTAAATGAATAAGCATCGGCTTTAAATAAGTAGTCGTAAGCGTTAAATAATTACCACTTAATGTATTTGCTATTATGTCCGATTTTATCTTGTCTAATAGCTTCGTACCGGTGAAATTTTGCAAATCTGTATCTTGTGCGATTTTTATATATTGAATAAAATTGTCCGTGTCAACGTTTCCGTTTAACGAAGTAAATTTAACTAAATCTTGTCGTGTTACTAAAAGTGCTTCTGCCATTAATTCTCTTTTTTATTTGTAGGTAAAAACCCTTTGTTAGGCATATCAATTGGACGTTGTGCAACTAAACTTGGATTAGTAATTACATAACCAAATTTAGCGGCTTTTGCTTGTGCTAATTTTTTCGTGTTTGCGGTTATGTTTAATCCTGTTCCTTCAAAGACTGCATAAACTTGTTTGTTCCAACGGTGGTGACAATTTCCACCGCCTTTGTATAACCAAATAGAATAAGTGTCAGCACCTTTAGGCCCCCAACCTGCGTTAACAACTTGTGTACTCATATTTAAAATATCTTCTTTACGGTAAATCTTGTTTGCTTTTACCATTTGTGTACAAAATTCACGTGGATTGTCTGTTACTTCGCCTTCGTATTTATAACGAACAACAAACTTTACTCCGTCAATAGTTTTGTCTTGTTTACTTGTTATGTTTGGTCTTGCGTCACCTGTTGAAACCAAGTTTACAATTTT